CCCTTTTGGGTAGTGATATCAAAGTCATATAAAAAATCTGGAAACTCTTTAAAATACATTATAGACCATCCTTAATTTTCTCTTTGCTTAATAGAGCCAACTCACGGAAGTTTAATACAACGTTGATTTGAGTAGGCATACCATTATCGAATGTAGTGAACAAACCATTGGGTGTATAGTTAACACTCATTTCTTGCAAAACACAAGATGTGTGACGATGAATATGTTTATTTTCCATACTACCCTGATAATAAAAAACATCAAATTCTGATGGATAGATGTAAAGGAAGTTATATTTGTCTTTGAATTCAGGATGCATATGATACTTAAACTCCTGAATAATTCTCATAACATTTTCTGCTTCTGTAACATCTCTTGGGAAGAATTGATATTCAAAATTAAATGTTCTAAAATCTACACTCTTGAACACTTGTTCTTTCTTTGGGTTTGATGCTAAACCAAGAAGAGCAGAGTTGGCTGCAGCATTTGGTCCTTTCGATAATGCGAGACTTGAAATAATCGCAGCCGTGGTCCCGACCACGTTGCTATTCTTACCCAAAGTCGTAACTGCTTTAGCAATTTGTTCTCCTGCTGCTCCAACCATTGCTAATGACTGCATGTCATCTTCAGAATACTGCACATTATAACGAATTTGTAGCTGATTTGGAACATGCAACGCAATCGCTGTTTTTAATCTTTTCTGCCCTCGAACTGCATCTGGTGCTTGTGTGGCTGCAACCCCAACACCCACTGTAGGTATATTTGCTATAGCGGCTCCTTTGAGAGCACCTGCTGCGCCGCCGCCGAAACCAATAGTACCGCCAAGTGCACCCATAATAGTATTTACTGCAGCGTTAGAAGCCACTAGCCCTGTTCGCGAAAAACCCATCGCGATGGCTTCCCCACGATCCCTTGCAGGAAAATCTTCTACAATTTCAACCGATTTGTCTTTAAATAGTTTAGATTCTTTGGCTACGTTGATATAAAAAACAACATAGTTACCACCATAATTTTCCGACATAAGGTCAGAGGGATAACTGTAGTTCTTTATATCGTATTTTTTATCCTCGAACTGAGTCATCTTCCCGACAGCACCACCTCTTGGTGTAAAAAGATTCTCTTGGTGAGGCGTGTTTGTGTATTTTTTTGGATCTGCCATATTTGTATGCCTTTAGCCTAAATCTGCCATATTTGTATGCCTTTAGCCTAAATAATTATTTCTAATTATTTATTTATGTTCCATAAAAGAAAGTTCGTTCCTATTTTTCCTCAAAAATACATAGGAGATCCAACAAACATTATTATGAGGTCCAGCTGGGAAACCAGATTTGCAAACTGGTGTGATAAAAACCCCAGTGTACTAAAGTGGAGTTCTGAGGAAACGATTATCACATATCGTTGCCCCACAGATAATAACATTCATCGTTATTTCGTAGACTTTAAAATACAAGTTAAATCCTCCACTGGTTTAAAAACTTATTTGGTGGAGGTTAAACCTGCTAAACAGACAGTAGCACCTTTATTTCCTGGAAAACAAACACAAAGATATTTAGCTGAATCTCTAACATTCATGAAAAATCAAGCTAAATGGCAAGCAGCAAACTCGTTTGCAAAAGATCGTGGTTGGGAGTTTAAAATTATAACTGAACAAGAACTGGGTATAGCACCTAAATAACTAATATGGCTAAAAAACAAACATTCAGAGATGTCTTCGAACGTAATCAATATGACTTAGAAACTACAGTTAAAAAGTCTAGATCATGGTTCGAACAACAAATTCTTTTAATGGGCAAGCAGCAGCTCAACCCTTTAAGAGTATTAACTGGTAACACTGAACAATTGGTTACTCGAATACTGCCTGGTCACCTGTATATGTTTGGGTATGATGCAAAGGGTAAAAACGAACTACCTTACTACGACAGATTTCCTCTGGTATTTCCGTTTCGCAAAACTCCAGATGGATTTATTGGTTTAAATATGCACTATCTGCCATATCCTCTCAGAATTCAATTACTTGATGCGTTGCTTGTATTCAAGTCTAACTCTAGACTAGATGAAACTACAAGAATCAAGTATTCATGGGGATTGATTGATGGAATTTCTCGTTATCAAGCAGCAAAACCATGTGTTAAACAATACCTAACTTCTTATGTTAGAACTCAGTTTAGACAAGTTACATCCAAAGACTGGGCTACTGCTATGTTACTACCTGTTGAACGATTTATAGGTGCCAGCAAACAAGATGTTTGGGCAGATTCTAAAAAAATTATTACAAGAAGAAAATAAAATGTCTCTCCTAAGCGAATTTATAGCAGAAGTCAAAACTGGTATAGCAAGAAGCAACAGATATGAAGTCTCGTTTACATCACCCAGATTTATTGATGGGGCTGATCCAAACGCACTTAGAAAAACACTACTATTCTGTGATCAAGTACAACTTCCAGGACTAAACATATCATCCTTTCAAAATAGAACATTCGGTGAATTTAGAGAAGCACCTTACGAAAAGTTATTTGACAATATCAATATGTCTTTCTATGTAGATCATAAAATGGAAGTTAAAGTTCTGTTTGATACATGGATGGCAAAAATTCAAGACCCTTATACAAGAAAATTTAAGTATTATAGAGAGTATACAACTGACATGACAATTAAAGTGCAAGATACCGAGAATATCACTCGTTATGAAGTTAAACTTTTTGAATGCTATCCGAAAAGTGTTGGAACAATTCAACTGGATTATGCAGCCAAAGACATTATGAAATTACCTGTAAATATGCAGTACAAATATTGGATATCAGGACAAGTAAATACATTATTGACAAAAGAAAAAGAAAGAGCAGTCCTCCTCGCCGATGAGCAATCGTCTAAAACACACGTGTCTCCAGACTCAGAAGTTTATGAATATCCATGACTAATGAAGAATCTTGGATGAATAGTAAATGGCGTCCAGCCATGGGTTGGATGTATATGTTCGTGTGCATCACAGACTTTGTGATATTTCCTGTGCTATGGTCGATGTTACAAGCAATTGAAGACGGACAAATCACAAACCAATGGAGTCCTTTAACATTGCAAGGCGCTGGTTTATTTCACATGGCTATGGGCGCAGTATTAGGTATTACTGCTTGGTCACGTGGTCAAGAAAAGATAGCTGGTATTACATCTACGCCTCCATCCCTAAATACTAAACCGACTTTGAAATTTGAACCTGACGATCCACAATTTCGTAATACTAGGAATGATTAATGAAAACCGATGAAACATTATCTGGAGTGTTTAATGTTACACCTATGACTGATACTGAAGTGGCAACAAAGACTAATGAAGTTATTAATAGCAACATTAATAAAATTGAAGACGATTATAATATCACTCGAGATAATCTACGTATTTTATTAAAAAAAGGACAAGAAGCATTACAGAAGTCATTGGACGTGGCTATGCAGTCTGAACATCCTCGTGCTTTTGAAGTTGTTGGAAATCTAATGAAACAGTTAGCTGACATTAATCAGCAATTACTAGATTTACATCAACAAAAACAAAAACTAGATGAACCAACTAAGTCTGAAAAGATAAAACAGGTGACAAACAATGCTATCTTTGTAGGTAGCACAACTGAGTTGAATAAACTTATCAATAATATGACTAAAGGAGATTAAATATGTCATTACCTATGGGTACTACGCCAACATATACGTTGACGATTCCTTCTACTAAAAAAGAAGTTAAATATAGACCATTTCTAGTTCGTGAGGAAAAAGCATTACTAATTGCGCAACAAAGTGAAGATCCTATGATTATGGTTAATACGCTAAAAGATGTTGTTAAATCTTGCTTGGTTGGAGATTTTGATGCTGATGCTTTGGCCACATTTGACTTGGAATATATTTTTACTCAATTGCGTGCCAAGTCTGTAGGAGAAAATATAGATTTAATTTTTCCTTGCGATATTTGCACAGATGAAAAAGCCAAAATAAAGATCTCTTTCGACATTACAAAATTACAAGTAGAGACACCATCTGATCATACTAATAAAGCTCATTTATTCGGAGAGGTTGGCGTAGTAATGAAATATCCTACTATGCAAATATTAAGAAAATTACAAAATCTTAACACCGAAAATCTTGATGAGTTATTCAAAATAGTTGCAGAATGCATAGATTACATTTACCAAGGTAATGAGTTGTTTTATGGTAAGGAACACTCTCAGGAAGAGTTATTAACTTTTATTAACAACCTAACTTCTGAACAGTTCGCCAAAGTGCAGAAATTTTTCGAAACTATGCCGCGATTGAGAAAAGAAGTTAGCTACAATTGTCCAGTTTGCAACAAGCATCACACAAAGGTGCTGGAGGGTCTCCAAAGTTTTTTTTGATTAATCTTTGCCATGATACTTTAGTAAATTTTTATAAAATGAATTTTGCTTTAATGCAGTACCACAAATACTCGCTAACGGAACTTGAGAATATGATCCCGTTTGAAAGAGAAGTGTATGTTGCTATGTTAATTAAACACTTAGAAGAAGAAAAAT